TGAATTTCTTTTAAAACACCTGTAGAAGCATTATCAATAATATCATCTGTATGTATATCATTCATTAATCTTTGTAATGCATTTCTTGCTGCATATAATACTACTGCATCTTCTGCTTCGTCAGGAAAATTATCTATACCACTAGCTCCGTCTCCGTGAGCTACTGTAATACCTGTATTAATAAAAGTTACAGCACTGTCATTTGAAGCTACACTAACAGGTTTAGTTTCTAAATTATCTGTTTGTATACAATATACTGGGTCACTTGCTTGAGCATATTCCATATAAAGTGGGTCTGATGCTCTATCTTTCATACTTACAGGTATTTTTCTACAAGGCATATGTCTAGATGCATTACCTGCATCTTTTCTAGTAACAGCTACTATTCTTTTTCCTTGTATATCAATAGTATTAGTAAATACACTAGTAGAAGCTATTCTTTCTAATTTGCTTATAGGCAATATATTTAAAATAGAACGAGCACCTGCAGTAAGCCAATCAGACAACGCATCGTCTTCAAGTCCTGCAAAACCTGTTAAAGCATCTACTCTATTTTTAAATGTTTCAGCCATTATCTACCTCTGTAATTATAACCTTTTTTTGAAGGTGATTTCTTAGCCTTTTTTTTCTTCTTTACTTTTTTCTTCATTTTACTGTAACCTTATCCTTTTTCCATATTTTTGCTACCGATTTATGTAATTTATCTTTAGCAAGTTTATCATTATTTGCTTTAGTCTTTTTCATGTGACTTTCCATGTCTACTCTGCCAAAATTAATTTGGTCTTTTCTAATAGCAGTTGCCATAGGAGTATCTCTTACAATAGAGTTTACTGTGTATCTTTGTGGAGAAGCTTTTTGACCACAAGAACGACAGTTAAACCAATTTTCTGGATTAGGCTCGCTACAATGTTGACACTTACTCATGCTACATATAAGTAACTATGTAAGCAACTCTTGTTCTATCAAGTTTTGCTGTATTTATTGAAATAATTGTATTATCTGTTAATGTAGCTACAAAGGTTTTTACTTCTTTAGCCAATGAACCATCAACACTACTAGCTGCTACACTAATATCATTAATAATAACTTTTACTTCTGCTCCACTATAATTTGCCATTTTATTCTCCTATTAGTTTTAAATTTTTAGGGTGTTCGGGGTTACACCTTTTTACGAATAACCCCACAGTACCCAAAACTGTCAATCCTCACGGATTAGTTTATGAGTTGGTCCATGTACCATCTAAGGCTGCAACACCTTTAAAGTACCATCCTGAACCGTCACAACATAACTCTACATAGTCTCCTTTAACAGCATTTACTCCAATAATTAAATTAGAAATACCTGTACCATTAACATTTGAACCATCTGCATCGTCTGATGTGTCTACTTCACCTTCCAAAATTCGACCCCACAGAATCGCTGAACCAGCTGCAATCGTAATTGCTGCTGTAGGAGTATGCTCCTGTACAACGAATTTGTAGTTCGTACCTGCTTTTAAAGATGTAGGCAATGTAATTGCTACTGCACCAGCAGCTGAATCTAGGTAAAACTCTTTACCACTATCAGCTACAGCATCTAAAGTACGGTCTGCTTGGATTTGTTCAACTGGGTTTAAAAACCCACCTGCACCACTATTTTGTTCTAAGTAACTACTTCTCATTTTATAGGTCCTCCACATTAAATAATGCGTGAGATTCTGGTAAGCATACTTCAAGTCCTGCTTCAGTCAGAATCATGTCTTTTCTTAAGTCCTCATCTGCAGCTTGTACATTTGTTTGAACTTGAGTATCACGATTAATGCCGTTTCCTACTAATGGTCTGTAGTATAGTTTACTCATGTCAGCCATAACCATTAACCCAGCTGAGTGACCTCTAAATAATGGTTGTTTAACCATAAATAGGTCTCCGTGTACTGTATTAATTGCCATTAGCTTATGACCGAATCCACCGTCTACGTCTTTCATGTTTACTTTATAAGGACTGTTAGCATAACCAACTGATGCATCAATAAACGCACCATTTCCCATTTTATTAAACAAAGTAATCATAGGTAAGGAAGCCATTGCTAATTTTTCATTAGAGCCTCCACGAGCTGGGTCAAAAATAACTTCCATATCAGACAATAGTCTGTCGTATGTAAGTTCTGCTTGTGTCATAGAACGAGCATAAGCTTTGCCTGAAGCATAAGCTAAATTGCTACTTCCTGAAACAAAAGTACTATTTTTGATAATTTGTCCAACTAGACCTTCAGTGTATTGAATGCCATTACTTCTTGCTTTTTGATTAAACAACATAGCTCTTTCGATATCTATTTTGTGTTCTCTCAATTTGAGTGCAAGCACTCTTTCAAACTCATTAGCATATCCTCTCATGTGAGTTGCGTATGCTGTGTTTGTTACTTCTGCAGCTGTTTTAAAGATTTGAGTATATCCAAATCCATCATCAATGCTGTTTGAAAAAACATCAGGTGAGCCAGTACCTTCTCCGAAAGCACTACCAATTACTTGACATTTATCATTATTTGCTAAGGTATTAGCTCCAGTTGCTCCTGATATACTTAAACATCTAGCTCTAAAGCTAGTGTCAGTTCCACCATCGGCTGGTGCAGTCTCTATTCTAAAAATAGCTTGACCAAACCCAACATTTGCTGCAGCCTTACCTGTTGTTCTTACTGCAAATACCATTCCTTTAATTAACCAGTCTACGGATGCTCCGTCTACTGTGTCTACTATTAGTTGGTATTCCGTGTCAGCTGCTACTGTTGTTACTGTAGTACCTTTAACTAAAAACTCTCTACTAGTGTAATCTACTTTGCTACGGTCTTCAAGGTATCGGAACAAAGAGTCGTCAGTAGGCAGTTTTGCAGTTTTGCTCAAGTAAGTAAAGAATGGTGATTCCTCTGGAGATAGCTCAGCTATCCTATCAGAGAAATTATACAATCTTCTTTGGTCTTGATTCTGACCAGCTGGAGCAGCATTACTAACAGCAGTGAATTGACCTGGATTATTCGCAGTTATTTTTCCACTTGTTATTGCCATTTATATCCTCCTAAGATATTATGATTTGATACCCTTGCTAATTTTACCAGCTTGAGAAGCTCCCATAATATTATTCCACATGTTATCTTCATCAGAGACTTTAGGTGGTTCTCCACCTTGTATAATTCCTGCTGACTTAGGTTTACGTTGTGTATTTTTAACATTTTGAATATTATTATTAGCTCTGTTGCCGTTTTTAGCATTCCATACGTTATGTAGGGTATCTAGAGGAAGTTGTTCTTTAGGAGTAGTTACAAAATTTACAAATTCTCTTGCTTCATCATTAGACATATTAAACTCGCTTTGAGCTCTATATTGTAAATTATCAACAGCACGTTGTTGCTCTAATCTAGATGTATAATCTTTCATTCTAGCAGAAACAGCTGTTTCAATTTCATTTTGTCTAAGTCTAAAAGAAGCAGAATTAGGATTTGTATACGCATCCCATGGATTAAATTCCTCTTCGGTTAACTTTATCTGTTCTTTTTCTTGTCCGTTACCCCCTGATAAATGGTCTCTTACTACGTCTACCAGGTCAGGATTATCCTGAAATAGCTTAGCTACTGGTTGTAGTTTCTCGACTTCAGCCTGTGCTTTATCATACATAGACTGGAATTTACGTGCATCATTAGCATCGTCGGAACTCAAATCTTCTTGATAATCAGACTCATTTATAACATTATTTTCAGAAGTTTCTGAACCTTCTAAAGGTTGTACATTTTCTTGTTGTTGTACTTCACTCATAGCTATTTTCTCCTTTTAGATGTGCTAATTTATTCACTACCATCTCCTGACAATAATGAATCCATACCAGCCTGCACCTGTTGTTGTTGTTGTAGCTTATTTTTCTCAACTTGGATTTTCTGTTGAGCACCAGCTCCTGTCATAACTTTATTAAGTTCAGATTTAAATTTCTGTACTTCTACTCGTTTTTTGTCACTCACTGATTCTCTTTGAGCAGTTTGTAAATCGCCACTAAGAATCTTTATTTGGTCTTGTAGTTGACCTACAAGTCCTTGTAATCTTGATACTTCACTAGTTCTTTCTAATACACCTTGTTTGTCGTATATCTCTGTTTTCTTTAATGCTTCTACTTTATCAATTAATCCTAATTGATATGCTTCTAAATACATTTGATATTCTGCATGTTTATTAGAAGGCATTGTTGAACCAGATATAATTCTAACATCGTATTGACCAAGGCTAATATCATTTTCTATTGCTGTAATAGCACCAGACTTATCATCATATAATCTAGTATTAATAGCAAACTCTGTAATATCATTGTTTGGTTGAACTATACTAAATTTCTTTTCATAAGTATAATGTCCTTTACCTAGTTGGTATAAAACTTTTCCTAATTGTTGTAAAGCCATTTCAATATCTCTTAGCTTACTTGCTCCTCTACCTTCTCCCATTTGTGCTAATAACATTGTACCTCTAACACTATTTGGAGCACCTTCTTTAAATCCTTGTAGTAATTCTGGTATACCAAAGTTTAAATCAATGTATTTTTCACACTGATTAATTAATTGATAAAACTCTCCTGACAATGGTTGTGGAGAAGGGAAATGTGGTTCTCCATAACTAGGGTCATATTCAATTACTGCATTAGGATTAGCCCAATCTTTTTCTAATTGACTAATACTTTCTACACTACCTTGTGGTACTAGTAATTTTAATCCTGCTGATGTCTGAGCATGAGATAGTGCAAGAGAAAATAGTTTATTTAATAATCTTTGCATATCTTTAACTTTATTTACATCTGACTTAGGATATGGTGTATTGGTCCATATATTAGGAATAGGAACAATAGGATAAATATCTGTATCAAGTACTTCTTCATATAGTAATACTTGACCTAAAGATGTTGTAACTTTAATTCTTGTTTGCTGTACTTCTACAAATTCATATAATTCATTGTCAAATAATCTTTCATTTTGCTCTGCAAAAGCTTCAAATACTGAAGCACTCATAATAGTTTCAGTTCCGTTTTTATTATCAGCTACTCTGTAAAATGGAACTTTTACTTTACTAAATCTTTCTATAAGACGATATCTTTCTCCAACTGCAGATTCATAATCTTTGTTATCTACTTCTGCTGGAGTAAATACTTGTTGTGAATTTTTATTTTGAGAGTTAGGGTAGTCACCGTACATATCAGACATATTATATGTATCTATATCTGGTAAAAATTCTTCTACATCAGGATATAAACTTAATAATTGGTCTTTAGTAAGAATGGTAGAAAGCAATACGTTGGCTGCATCTTTAAAATACCTATCTTTAGAGGCAGGGTCTACATACACACGAAATGGATTAATGTGAGTAAACATAACTTCGCCTCTTCCATAGTCTGCTTCAGGTTCTACATATCCATAGAAATAACCCATACCTGTTGTAGCATAATCATGTACAGCCTGTTTAAAATGATGAGCACCATCGGAAATATCATAGATATACTCTAATAAAGTTTTCCAAACTTGTGCTACTTGTACATCGGAATCTTCTCTAGCAGTAATACCAAACTTTACTGGTCTAGATGTCATTAATGATTTTAACTTATCTATTGCTGCATATATTCTATCAATAGTAAAGTCTGCTTGACCAATAGATTGTAAAGCATCTGATTCTTGTGTGGTATAGTGATTTCCTAGAGTAAAGTCTATGGCATCTCTAGCTTCTATATCCCAATCTTTTCTTGCATCTGCGTATCTACGAAATAGTTCTCTATTATCTTTTGCTTTTTGGTCTTCTTGTATTGCCATAACTATCCTATATACGGTTCAAAAAATTCTTTATAAAATTCTTTATTTCTTGCTAAACGTCTTCTATTACCTTTTGCATCTTTAAATGTTCTTTCATAATGTTTGTATCCAGGTCTAGTAGGGTCTTCCTCTACTGCACCTTTTACATCATTAAACATTAAACATTTAGAAGTAGTTGGAAATCCTCTTAGATTACCAACATTAAAACAATAGTCTGCTAAAGCATACTTTAATCTTTCGTCAACACTTTTCCAATCTACATTGTTAGCATTAACATAGTTTTTAGCTTTTATTAAAGACAGCTCAGCTTCATGTTTTAGCTTTACTTCCATTTCTTTTTCAGAAATGCCTTTTGCTTCTAACAATAACTGCTCTTTGTCAGTTCTTATCTTATATCCATAACCTATAGTTTTTAATCCACCTTCTGGTGAATCGTATGGATAGAATATACCTTTAACTTTGTTTTTATATCCTTCTACCTTTTTAAGGTAATCTATAAATTCAGTTAAAGTATAGTCAGATGCCATTTCCCTAAAGAATTTACTACCTGTTATCATGCGAAATCTCATATTTTTAATCCTGTCATCCAATTAATTTTAGTTCTTACAGTAGGAAGCATATCATCAACATTTTCGTACTCGTTACTTTTAATAGTTGTACTCCTAGGAGGTTTAGCAAAAAAGTCAGAATAATATAATGCATCTAAAAGGTCGTCGTTTCTTCCTTTAGGAAATTGAAACAATTCATCTATAAGTTCTGTATGGGTTCTTCTTACATGTAGTTTTTTACTATTTACAATACTACCAAGAGACATTTCAAGTCTATCTTCTTTCTTAATGCCGTGTGGAGGTCTAACTCCCATTTTAATACCTGGAAGTAATCTTTTTTCTTTTCGTACCATTCTTTCTACCATATCTCTTACCATTTCTTGAGCACCTACAGTTTCTACAGCACACCTACGTATAGGACCATATTTTTTAGCTATTTTAATAATTTGTTCTGGCATATCAAATGCTGGTATTTTATCGTGGTAATAATCAATAATATATCTATTTTTATTTGCATCTATACCCATTACCATAATTGCTTGATAGTCAGATGTACTAGTAGCTGTATGTGCTAAATCAACTCCAAGATATACATATATAGGTATCATTTCTTCGTTATTTTTTAAATAACAAAATTTTCCATCACTAAAAAAATCATATGTATGGTATTTAATTTTATCCATTTGGAATGTAGCCGACTCAGAATCTCGTGCATCATTCATATATTCTTGAGCAAATTTATCTATTTTACCAGCTTCTATAAACTCCTGTCTTTTTATTTTAAGTTTTTTTAATGAAAACTGTTCTTCCCATGTTGCTTTTCCATCCTCTATAGCTTTAATAAATGTAACATCCCAAGAGTATTCTTTTTTATTTTTAACAGACTCTTCCCATCCATCATAAATGTTTTGTAGGAAAGCATCGTAATGTACGATTGTACCTGATAACCATATCCAACCTTCTTTTCCAGGACTTTCTTCTAAAGCTGGATATACAGTAGATACAATCCATTGTTTAATTTCATCTCTACGTATTGCTGTTTTAGTATTTAATTCTGATTCAAAGTCGTCAAGAATAATACCTGTGTATCTTACATCTACTTCAGAACGACCACGTAATCTCTGTGAAGTACCTTTAGCAATAATACGATGTCCTTTATTTGTAACTAAGTCTTTTTCTGTCCATCTTTTACCTGTATCTCCACCACACATGTTACCAAAGTAATATCTAATAGCATCATTGTTTTCTAAATGAGAACGAATATATTTTAAATGGTCAATAGACTGACCTTGCTCTTCAGCTACCCAAGCCATAAACTGTGGTTGGTCTTTAGAAGCATAACAAAGTTTATGCATAATTGCTGCTTTCATTAATACTGATTTTCC